CAAAATTAAAATCAGTAATTGTAATCTCTTTATCAATAAGTAAAACGTTATTGATAAACAGTCTTATACTCCCATCAATATGTACACAACAAGTTATCTTATACATTGTTTCAATATACATTGCTTCTTTTGGTTGTGATATATATAATAGATTAGTATAATTTGTAGCACTAGTCAATGTAAAAGTAGTAGATGAGGGAACTGATTGTACTGTTCCTAGACTTACACCACTTGAATTAAATATTTCAGTTCCTACTGTTATTAATTGAGTGCTTTCACAAGTAACAGTAGTACCTGATATAGACGTACTACTATCAAATAGTTTTAATTTAGTAGATATACCATCATAAAAACCACTAGAATCATAGTAACCATATAATCTATCCAATGGCGAAATTATCTTCTCTGACTCTACAATTTCAGAACCTATTTTAGCACATAATTTGTATTCTGCTGGTTGATTAAAGTTGTTAAGTGTTGTATTCTGTAAATATAATTCAAAACCATCACTATGAAATAACATCATCTTATGTGTATTTCTATTAGCAGGTGTAAAATAATCTTGACTTTGATAGTGTGTTAGATTAGCAGTATTTGTTCCAATACTAGGTGGAGTCTTTTGTGAGTCTTTTATTCCTGTCCCTGTTAAAGAACCGTATCCATTAACATCGTATGGAGTAATAATTGCTTCAATAGCAAAGGAGGTATTATGCCCCCAAAGTCCTTGTCTAAGGTTTACATTTGTTGATGTACTTGCATTCTTATCTGCATATTTTAATTGTAGATAAGCATCACACATTACAGGGAATACTAGTGACTTAGTATCTCCAATAAAAACTCCTGGCATACTTACTCCTCAAAATGTTGTGTTAATAAAGTCAGAAACTAATGTGGAGGATTGAATAAACGTCATACTGAATCCAATATGTGGAGTGGTTGCCCCTGCAATATCAGTAGAAAACGTAGAGACAAAGCCTCTAAGTCCTTCTATTTCGTCAGTTGTGTTTTTGAAATAATCAAAGGTTTTCTTTGTGTGTCCAAAAGACCAAGATGTTACGTCATAACTTCTATTCGCAAAATGAAACGGTATTAACGGTAAATCTTCTAATGGCGTTTCCTTATTTACATCAATTGAAGCAGTTTCATTTGCTATACTTCTATAATCAAAATTATTATCGGCCCTACTAGGAATCAATAATATTAATTTACTTAGATTTTGGTCTTCGTGTACAAAGGAAGAATCAACATAAGAATGTAATAATTGTGCAATTTCATAAGAAGTTAAAGATACAGTTTTAGAACTAGTTGCATCTCCTCCTTTAAACTTAGTAATTTCTTGTTCGTGAATCGTACCATTTAGAGTAACTTCTTTTCTTGCCGCACCTAAATCCATAACCATAGTAGCAGATTCTCCAGATATTACTCCAGAAAATGGTATATCAATAGGAAATGCGCTCTTTGATGTGCTTATGCTAATTGATTCACAGTTTAATGATATTCTATTCGTGCTAATTGTATTCGTATCTGCCGGAGGCTCTGCTGATGACCTTCTACTTAATTCAATCATTACTCTATTTGCTGCTGCTACCATATTAGAAACCCGTCCCTGTTGTGCCTGTTCTGTTCATTCTTAAATTGATTTCCCTAGCAACCTTATTCGCTATATCTCTTATCTCAGAATCAGAAGCACCTACTCTTCCTGAAACATTAACATTGATTACTGTGCTTCCCGATGAAGGTGCATATCCATTTGGATATACTCTTGAGCCTCTAGGTAGTGAAACTAATTCTGGCCCTCTTTCTCCAACAATCTGTAATGGAGTATTAACTACTCCGCCATCTGCATAAAAGCCTATCCTTTTACCAAACTTGTATATGATACTACCAATACCTTCTACTAAGCCAACAATCAATGATGCTGCTAATGATACTAATAAACCACCAATACCTGCAATAATTGCATATCCTAATGCTAATATTCCAGGTAATACTCTTGTCCAGAATGCTAATAATACTCCAATCAAATCTCCATCCCATAGTGCTGATAACATATCAAATATTCCTCCAAATATTTCCGTTACACCAAACATAAACGCTTTTCCTATTTTTAGCGTATCATTGATTACAGTAAAGAACTGTTTAAATCGCTTCCATGCCATTTTAAGTATAGCAATTACAACAATAGCACCGAGTAATACAGCAGAACCATAAAGCATGAATGTGCTTAATGCACCAACTCCCAAACCTACTAATTTAGGTAGTAATTTTAAGCCACCACCTAATTTATTCCATACTTGTGAACCTCTAAGTTGAAGTTTTCCAAGTCTTCCTTTCCAAGTAGCCCATTTTTTCTCTCTATTGAAAAAATCCTTAATTGATTTTGGTTTAAACATACCAGGACTTCTGAAGGCTTTCAAAAACCCTACTTTGAAAGATTCTTTAATATCGACTTTTCCCTCTTGAGAGCCATCAAACTTCATTTCTGGTTGTAAAAACTCCTTTGCTTCTTTTGCTTTGCCCATTCCTATTTTTGAATAATATTTTAGTATTCCACCTGCTTCATCCACAGCAAGAGCCTTTTCCATTCTGTCAGTTTGAGCCTTTAAGAACTTTTGACCTTCTTCCAATGCTTTACCAATATTACCTTTATATTTGGCTAACAATCCTTCAAATAATTCATTACCTGATAATGCCTCTAATATGTCATCAGTATTCATTAAACCGGCCATTGTTTTGTTAATTACGTCATCAAAAGCATCTGCATATGCTCTAATATTTTTAGTAGCCTCAGAAAAATCTTTTTGTTTTTTAAATGATTCAGCAAGTGCTATGTTATACTTCTGTTGCTTATCTGTAATTATCTCTACAATATTCATCACAGAACGTAATCTTGCTTGGAGTCTCCAAACTAGAGTACCAGAGGTAATTCTAGCAAACGCAGTCCAGCCTTTTTGACCTGACCTACCAAGTTGACCGAATCTAGTTAAAGCACCTGCCATCACTTCATCTATTTGAGCAATGTCATTAGCCAATTTACTCATAGAATCTGCCATTTATATTACGTCCTTAATTTTTCCAACTCTTCGCCCTCTATCTTCTTGGCCTCTAGATGTATCTGCAACATCTCTAGCAATAAACTTGCTGGAGTTTGATAGGCAGTCATCGGGTCAACATTAAACGCTTGACAATAAGAATATAATGCTATTTTAGACCCAATTAAAGGAGATACTTGTCTACCTTTCAAAGCCCGCCTATATTCTAATTTCCCGTATCAGCCCCTAACATATCTTCAAATGGATTTGGCAGTACGTCCTTTAATTGATTACCAATAAAAGGAGATAGCCTCATTAATTCTAGTGAAGATAATTCGGGTTCTGTTTTTTCTATGAAGTTTTCAACCATAAACTTATACATTGCATTTAGGTCTAATTCCATTCCTTGTTGTGCATCTAGTTTCATTATACTAGATAATGCTTGTTCTACTTGAAGCCATGTGGGTTGTTTAACCCACACCTTCAATATATCATCTGATTCAGCATCTACTTTCAGATGATGACATTCTGTTTCTATTGCGGCAAATAGCCTGTTCTTATCACTTACTACATTTTCCATAATTTTTTCCACCTTCAATTTTTTACTAACAAACATACAATGTTAGTGGAATATAAACGGTTGACCTACTTAATTTCGGCCTCCTAAGATGGCTGATTTATAGCCATTCATGTATCTAAAGACCCACCTATTTAGAGAATCTTTTATAATTTTATCCACCACCATTCCAGAAACGTCTTTTTTGCCTTATTTTGGGGGTTTTTATCCCTGTAAAATCCAATCTCCGGTATAGGTGCATGAATTGAGTGTCCTCGCCTGTGCAGTAAGCGACACTTCTAACGCTCCTTTGTCATCAGGGAATGGAACATCTACTGCTGTTGTTAGATAGTTATCGAACTTCATAATAATTTTATCAGTATTAGATTTGGCGAACTCTATTTCTATTAGTCCAACTGAAGAAGTAGTTTCATTTTGGTTTCTTAGTTCATCCCAAATCGTTCTATCTGTAATTAGCATAGTCAATTGGATTTCATATGTTCTTTGTCCAGCAACATGTGCTGAAGCCATTGTTCTATCATAATTACCAATGAATCGCTGTGCTGTTATTCCGTTATTAATAGTCACACTACCACTCTTAATTCTAGCAAGAGTCTGCCCAAATATTTTGATAGTTCCATCAGAATACATGTAAGGGTTATTGTCAGAATCTGTATTGCTGAAATTGAATAGGTTACTTGTAGTTCTTACTCTTCTCTTAGGTACATAATTAGTTTCTGCTCGATGTGCCTTTCTACTAACTGCACCTACGGAAGTAGTAACTTCCTGTCCTTCTGCAAAAGTCAAAGTTAGAGTGTTAACTTGACAACCTGTATATACATATGTCATTAGGTTCTGTGTATTTGCATCTTGGAAATAGTTTGCATCAGTAACATTACCTTTTTCATTTGTTACTTCCAATGCGAAAGATGGTAATTCTCCTGTATCATTTTCTGTAAATGTGTAGGATACATCTCCGGTAATTTCTTTATAATCTGCTTTTGCATCAGCACCTAATACTGCTGTAAATGTAGCGTTTGTACTGCCTGATGTTACATTACCAACTGTCGGTGCAGATGAATAAGAAGTTCCCTTATTTGTTACTGTAACTGATTCTATTTCTCCACCCACAACAAGTTCGCTAGTTGTAACAGCCGTGCTTCCATTAACGATAGCAACAGGTGTTGCTAAATAACCACCATCGGTTGATTCAACAGTAATTTTTGAACCAGTAGCACTAGCGGTTAATCCTGTTTGTGCGTTGATAACAGTAGCAAGTTCACTCGCAACTGTACCGGCTGCATCACCACTACTTATTGTAGTAACTTCAACATATGTTGTTGTGCCAGAAACAGTAGGTTGCGAAGCACCACCGTCATTATCAATATCAAACCAAAATGTATATACTAAGGTTGTTGATGCTGCTGCTTTAATAGTAATGCTTCTATTATTGTAGTTAGTAGTAGTTGCTGCATTAACAGTAATCTCATTCTTTGCTCTAGTCAAAGTGAAACTTGCAGCAGCCCCACTACCACCGCCTCCAGAAATAGTTAGTGCTTGTGAAGCAGCAAAAGGAATACCCGCACCATCATTTGTTACTGTAATTGAGGTTACTTTATCTGCTGTCTGATTAGCAGCATGGAATGGAGGATATATTTCTGAACCTTCTACTCTATACGCATCAGTTGCACCAGATGCTAAAGCATATGCCTTACCATTTGTTTTACCTGATGCTAGGGTATTCGAGTTACCTGATGTATGAGAAAAGGTCATACTACCTAGAGCATAATATAACCAAGAACCATTACTCAGAGATAAATCAAGTGATGCTTCTCCTACGGTTTCTGCTCCTTTGTACTGATAGCCAAAGTTTCTTGTTCCACCCAATGCTAGATTCAATTGTTTCATGTCTGTATCAATGCTTGGAGGAGTAAAGGTGTTAACTAATCCTAGCCAATTATCTGATAGCAAAGATGGCTTTCCTGATATTATACTATTGGACATTACAGGCGCACCAAATGGTAAAATTGTGCATTTGTATTTGTATGTTCCAGATGAATGTAATGCTTGAGAAAAGGTAATTTTTGAATCGGTGTTACTCTCAATCATTAAAGTTTGAGAATGAGATTCATCAGCACCAGTAGTAGCGTGAAATCTATCTATTTTTGCCATACAACCTCTGTAAATATTTGGTACTAGTCTTTTAGTATCGGTAGCAGTAAAGGTTAGTGAAGTGTCTGAATCGGCTGTTGTTAAAAGTAGTTGACCACCTACACTTGTACCTGCTAATTCAGATATCTTTATTGTCGTTTCCGGTATCAAAGTAGCCGAAGCACCTGCCCCTGTATATATTTCGTTTGCTGTCATTTTCTTCACCTTTTTTATGTAGTTCTACCATATCTTTTCATCGTAACAGGCATTTTATAACCCAACAGTCTTTTACCCCTATCATTGGCTTCACTTCTACCTGTAATTTCAATTAACTCTGCTGTATATGTAGTCCCATCAACAATAACGCTCGGTCTAAGCCCGTTCCTCTCTATGATGTGACGGACTATCTGATATAAACTTTGCAGACGAGTACGTGAAAAGGTAAGGTCAGCCCAATCTTTTTGGTGAAGTACACGAAGATGAATAGTAAAAGAATATTCTTCGTTTCTAACACCCCAATCAATAGTAGGGTGACTAATAGTTGCATTGTCCTCATATACTATTATTATTGCCTTTTCGTCTGCATCTACTCTTCGGCCTTTCTGCGGTTCAATAGAGCGAACATCAATAAAATTAATTGCTGAAGTACCTGGAGTATGTTGACTAATACCTGCACCATCACTAATTGCTTGAGTCCAATTGTTTTCTAATAATTTCAAAACAAAATTAACTTCATCCAACGCCAAAAAGTTCACCATCCTCTATTGCATTATTTATTGTTTTAAGAATATATTTTCGTAGGGCTTCAGTAGTTTCTTCTTCAATAAACTGTAAAGTTAATTCATCAGAAGTTGGAATGCCCAACTCCATTTCTAATTTCTGTCTTTCTCTCCATTTATCTTCAATTGAATAGATTTGCCTAACCAATTCAGCCTTCAATGCTTCACTCATATTAATCAATCAAATAAATCAAGTTCTTTTTACCATCTAAGATAGCATTGGCTTCTGTTGTTAGTATCTCATGTTTCTTAGTAATATCTATATTACCAGATTCGGCAATTAATATAGTATTATCATCAGTTACTAAGACTTCTGCTGCAACCAGTTTAGTTGCTGCTTCGTGTATAGCAGCAGGTATTCTACTTCTACCTCTTTCATAAGTAACTCTAATTGAATGGTTTGTATGATAAGGATAATTAGTTCTAAAGAAAATCTTTCCTTCTTCATTTATAGTCCAATAGTCTTCTGTTCTACCACTATTTTGATTATCAGCAAAAGAATAACTTGTAGTATCTGAACCAAGTAATTGTGTTAGAGTACAAATTGTTCCTGCATCTGAAGGTAACTTAGAAGAAATATAGACTGATTTACCATCTTCTGTTGGACAAGCATAGAAAAAATCAGATATATTTCTTGATGCACCAGAATCTAACGTTTGTTTTTGAGTTGTTTGTCCAGTAAATTGTGCAGTCTTTGATGGATAAACTTCGTTTATTGCTGCACATATTTCTAATACAGTTGTTTTTTGTCCAAAATGGTCATAAAAACCATTTGCTGTATTTTCATTTAATACAAAACTAAGCCCGCCTACACTAAATGTTAGTCTAAATGTACCTGATTGTGCTACTGCCGGTGGCGTATAAGTACAGGATGCTGATGCTAAATCAACATATTCATCACCTTGCCAAACTTCCAATCTTAGTATTTTTCTAATCTTTTCACTATTCAATTGTATAAAACCAACATAGTCTTTACTAGGTCTAACAGGGTATGCTCCTTGTTGAAACGGGTCAAAGTTATGTACTTCTTTTTCTATTATTTCTGGTCTATGTGATACCTTTAATTTATCATCTATCTTGCCTTCTATTCTTTTTATTATTTTACCAATTGCTGCTATATCAGGCGTAGAAGTATTTGAAAAAGCACCACATTGTAGTAAATCAGATACATCTGTATGTGTGGTATAATATCCTAAACCAGTAGTATAATTAGATGCTGAACCAACAATATAATCGCTTTCTGATTTTAATCTACCCATCACATCACCCTCTTTAATTCTGATACCTGTTTCTTAATATAATATAAAATAGTATTTGATTTGACATTGATATGTGTTGGTTGACCACCTTCATCTAATCTACCTCTTAATCCATGTCTTGGTCTTTTATATTCTCTAAACTTATATTTCTTAGCCTTCGACCTTTCTCCAGCCATACTTCTATATTCAGGTTTACGTTCTACCCAATCTTTAAATGAATATTTTGTTTTAACTATGTACTCCACATTGTCTAATTTGAATACATCATACACTTTGTCCAATAAATATTTCGAGTTTGCTACAATATCTTCATCTTCTTCTTCTTGAATCATCTGCATCCTTGCTTGTTTTTCATCATCAGTAGCATGAGTGGCAACTAAACTTATTCTTAAAATGCCTACTTCTTTAGGAACTAATGCTAAGTCCAACATTCTTTTTAGTTTTATAGAGTTTCTAGCACCGTTTTGTAAATCAATCTCTACATTATCTGGCGTTTTCCAACTATCGTTTTTGAAGAAATCCTTTCCTGTTTTTTCGCTATGTAATACAGGCATAAGTTTGTCTTTCTTTACTCTTAAATTAGAAGCAACCTGTTTTGTATATATTGCTTGTTCAAACTCAGTCCTTCCTACTGGTGGATTTAATTGTGATTTAAAATTGACAACACTTTCAATTAGTTGTCTTTCTCTTTTATTAAATGTTCTTCTACCAGGAACTTTACCTTCATTCATCAATTTATCATATGCCTCTTGTGTTAAAACTCCCATATCAAGCATTTCATCTGCAAGCCTTCCTGTTTCTCGTAGTTGGCCTTCTTTCATTTGTTCCATTATTTCTAGAGCATCTAAATCTCCACTTAAAAATCCATCATCATATTTGAACTCGCCTACTTTTAGTAATCTATTCCATTCAATTTTTAGATTTATTTGATTCAATATATCTTGTGCTTCATCATTTAATTGATACTGCGAATGAGGTTTATATTCTCTTATTTGACTATAATCAAAGTCATCTTCATCATCTTGTTTCAATATGCTTTCTAATGATTTTTTAACTTTCTTTGCTCTACTAAGTGCTTCTTGTAGGGCTGCATCAGTATCGTTTGTAGAGGTTCTAGACCGTACAGTAGAAGGTTCTTCTTTTTGACCGCCACTTAATGGCATGGGGTTAATCCCTGCATCCATAAATAATTTATTAAATAGTTCTTCAAAATCAATATCAATGATATAAGACTTTAGATTTACAGTCATAGGGTTTCTGCTTCTAGGCAGACTAATTTTGGTAGGGTCTAACTCATTTACTTGCATCGTAATAAAATCATTTACGTGGTCTAAAGCAGGTTCATATCTTGCCTTTTTATCAGCCGCTTGAAATATTTTTTTACTTTCGATGCCTTTAGTATGGGCCGATAGTAAATGGTCTGTTGGTATTTCTTCATTAATTTCTTGTATTTTGACCCCTTTACCTTCATCCAAAAGACCTGAATCTAATAGTCTAGTTATTTGGTCATAATTACCTACATACTGCCTTAACTTTAACAGTAATTCTTCCGTAGATAATTTCTGTAATTCATTCCAAGCATAGTTAACATGTTCTCTATACTCTTCTTCATTGAATATTACATCTTTATCTTGTTCCGCTATTTTGGCCATGAACCCTGGATTAAGAAAATACTTCAAATTATCTTCTACATCATCAAAGTTTTCATCGCTAAAAGGCGAAGCAATAAATTGCAACATTAGTATAAATAAAGGGTGGTTGTCGATGTCTCCTTTTTTAGAGTCATCTAATTCTATTACTGTTCCAACATCGTAATCTCGGTTAGAATATCTAACAGATTCTGGAATAGTAATAGTCATCCAAAACCCTCATGCCAACCAAGCCGCCCATGCAGCACCCTTCTGAATCATCTTTCCTAGACCTAATCCAGAACCAGGTGGTGTATATGTTGGTTGACCAGTAGCAGGGTCTATCCAATATGGATTGCCCATTGTGTCATACCCTTGTGGTGGAACAGGATAACCAGATGGGTTATTCATTGCCTGTTGCTGTTGCATCATCATATTATTTGCTTGAACCATAGGGTTTCCACCACTAATCTGAGAAGGGTTCAATCCTCCTGCATTTGGTACTCCTTGTTGTGGATAGTTAGTCGGTGCTTGTGGTTGCTGTTGCTGTGGATATGAAGGTGCTTGTGGTTGTTGAATATTGGGGCTAAATCCTTGAGTTTCCAAATATTGTTGCCTTGCCATCTTTCTTTGAACAATTACTTCTGTATTTACAGCAGAAGCCAATATTGATTGTATATCCAATGTAATATTTGCGTCTGTAATATTATTGTAATCAGTTAAACAATCAGGGTGGACTACCATTTCTCCACTAGCACCCGAAGTTAGTTTTAGTTTGGCAAGCATTTGACTAACTACTCTTTCAGTAGTATCTTCCATAAGTTTTTCCAATGCCATCAAAAATCCTTCACCATGATACTCAAAGAACTCTTCTACATGATTAGTTTGTAGGGTCAAAAGGTTGTTTGTCGCTTTAAAATTAGCAGCAGTTTGTGCATCTATCGCAGATACAATATTACTATTACTTGTTCCAAATACACCCATTTTACTCTACTCCTTCTTCAAATATATTTTGTATTGTTTGTTGCTGTTGTTGTTGCACTACATTAGTTCCATCTGTCATTAGTTTTAATACTCTATTGTTTATTGCATGACTTTCCATTGTTAATCTAAATAATTCATCCTCTGGGCTTTCAACCGTCATTTGAGGCGGCCTCACAGTCCAACCACTTGCAGACAATGCTTCAATATCAGATTGCCTTAATGAAGTTAGCGGTGCTGAAGTTAATATGCTAGGCACTTTTGGTTTAGGTATATATGCACTAAAAGATAGTCCATGTTCTTCTGCTAGTATCTGATTCTCTAGCATTTCATACTGTTTATGCAAGGCTGCATGTTTATCACAATAAGTACCTCTCATTGGATATCCTTTTCTTACCTTATGTAAAGGAATAGGCGGCCTCATTGGGTCTGATGCTTCCCATACCTTATGTGTACCGCATACTACACATCTATCTCTAGTGTTAAACTTAAATGCGTATGGCATTTTTAGAAATGTTTTCTTTTCTGGCCATAGTATTGACATCATTTCCTTTACTTGTTTTTTCGGTTTACTACTTTTATACTCATGCTTCATTACTGAACCTGGCGCTCTTGCATACTTTATTGGTGGCAAAAACGCATTATTTACACTTGCATTACTAGCCCCAATTAAACTCGGTGGTTGATATTGTATCGTCATTCTTCTTTCCTCTCTTTACATTCATTACATGGACAGAGTGCTGACATTGAACAGTTATCTAATATTATATTATTGCCGTTCATCAGTAGTCCTCTATCATTGTTGTTATTCCTCTATATACCATTTCTGATTCTGATTTTGCACTTATTACATATTTAAAAACAGGTATTCCTTTGTCGTTTAATTTTTGCATTCCTTCTTGAAAGACATCGAATATGGGGTGTTTTTGTATATCATCGTATTCATATTTATCCTTCCACAAATCAAACTTATTTGCCCAAACTCCTACTGCTATCGGATATTCACTACCTTTCTTTTTTTGTCTTTTATTTATGACATCCCAATGTTTAGATATTATACAATCTACCAAAAACTTCCAACATAGTTGTTGTTCTATATCTATATGTTTTGCTAGGTGTCTGTCATCTATCATAAAAATAATGTATTTTACATTTCTATTTTTCATGTCCAATAACCATTCACCCCAATATAGCGACTCACCTCCTATGTCTGCGGTCTTTATTGTGTGTGTATCTCTATCTATTTTGATTGTTTTTCTTAGTGCTTTTTGCGCCCCAACAGTTCTTTCTTTAATTATAGGTACATCTCCCCTAGTTCTTAACTGATGATGTAATGTTGTCTTACCGACTTCAGTTGCACCATAAACACCAAAAGCATGAGGATTAATCTTTTTCCAAAATAGTGTTATCTGTTCAATAATTACTATTGCGAAACCTGTCATTACGGACATATTAATACCTCAAAATAAATGATGATAAAAGTTCCAAAATCCCTCCCATGCCGTAGCATACATATTGATGCCAATCAATGGTAGAAAATGTCCCAAACAAAAACCAACTACTGTTGATATAGCACCCCAAAAGTAAAATCTTGCTCTTAGAAACCAAACATCTGCTGAATGCGCCCTTTGCATATCATAGGCTAGAGCAGTTTCATCCATTCCAAATGCTATTGTTTCCAACATCTATATCACTTATTGCTCAAGCCTTGCCAGAAAGGAAGGTCTTTCTTGTTGTTGAACTAAAGGAGGTGCAGGTTGTCCATTTTGTGGATATCCCCATTGTTGATTATGTGCCTGAAGGCTTGTTCTAACTCTCTCCCTTTGTTGTTCGTCTTTGGCTCTTTTACTCCAATACGCTGCTATCTTTCTGTCTAACAACGTCATTTCTATGTAATCATTCAATACTAAATCAAACATCGCTTTCATCACAAGTATGCCACCAATAGTCATTAATCCAAAGACTACTGCATGTGCATAATGCGAGAACCCAATAAGATGCCCGTATTCAGCATAAAAGAAAACATTCACTCCGCATATAGCACCAACGAATAAAATCGTCATTACTAATTTTGTATCTTTACCTAATGCCGGCATATATTTTTCTCCTAGTTATATTGAGCAGAAACTGAAACATTTACTTTCGTTCCTGCACCTGTAACTAGAACATACAATCCATCTGCTACTACTAGCCCATGCATATCAAAATCAAGATTTTGTCTGGCTTCCCCAATAAATACACGATGTATCAATTTACCATTAAATGCACTAGCACCTGTACCGTCAATGAAATCAACAGTCATAGCGGTAGTTTGATTATTACTGACTTTCAAAGAAACTATCTTCTGTCGGTCATTAAATAATTGCACTGCTTGTCTTCCTGCTGTGCCATTAATTGTAGCATCACTACCACCTGCTGCAAATGTATGTACTTTAGTCCCCAACGCTCCACTACTCATTATCTCAGTCCTCCTTCGCATTTCTCACATTAAGCCATACTTATAATAGTTCGGAATCAGTTATTTTCTTTTTTATTGGAGAAACTTTTTCCTTTTTTGCTTCTGGTATTTTTGGTTTTTCTGCAATAACTTCCTTCTTTACTTCTGGTATTTTTGGTAGTATTGATTTCTTTTTTGTTTTAGGTTTAAACATTTTATCTAGTGTCTTTTCTAGTGTTTTACCTCCAAACTCTTTTTGTAGCCATTCATATTGGCGGTCACTACACAATGCTAGTGTAGCCCTATCTGAAATGTCGAATGTGATTTTGAAATCCTTGTCTCCCAGATATACTAATGCAATATTTGCATCAATGGTCAATGTTTCACTTGGAGATATTGACCCTCCTTTAACTAATGAACGTACAAGTTCATTTCCTATATATTCTAATTTTGCCATATTATCACCTTGTAAGGTCGTAACCAATGGCCTCCCAATTAAGGGAGACCAAAGGCTACATTACACTCTATTCAGAGCAATCCGTAAACACGAACTCTAACTGTTGTATCTGTGATATTCCCAGTTGCTGCTGCATTTGTTCCATCCATTGCTGTAAACAGCAAAGCAAAACTTGTACCACTTTCGTAAGCACCTGCGGCAGAACATTCTACATCTACATCATATGTTGCGGGTAGGCTATTACCTGTTATTAGAACTGCATTTATTCTACTTAGTCCTAGTGAAGCAGCAGTAACTACTTCTCCACCAGATGTTGCAGTTGTAACTAACAACGAAGCATCCACAAGATACTCATCACCATGTACTCTTGGTGTAGTCATACCTTTGTGGTCAGCCAAAAGGGTTACAGTATGTGCCATACTTAATCACCTCAAGCACTTGTTATGTTCGTAATTTTTCCTTGTCCCTTAAAGAAAGAGCAACCAGTCTCAGCAATTGTTCTGTACATTGCTTGGTTTCCTAGTGTTCCAACTCCGAATGGGTTTCCGTTATCAATTCCATCCTCAAAGTATTGGGTTGGTTTCAAAACAGATAGCCATAGATGGTCTGTATCAAGAATAAGCATATCGCTTAGTTTGTTTGAACCATTTCCGGTTTTAGGCATGTCTTTACAAGGTATCAAAGGTATATCGTAGTAAGTAGCAACTCTAAATCCTACTTCTGTACCCTTTACTCCACGAACACCGCCATGTGTTGGTATTATTTCTTTCCTGTCTAGGAATCTTTCCTGGCTTTGTAGCAAGTCACCTAGATGCTGAATAGTATCATATCCAGTTAGGATAACTTTAGGGCTACCACCGTTTTCTCTTAGTGACCTAAGCATAGCATTCAGTATAGTTAGAGTTAGTGGTCTAGCATCACCAGATGCATAACCTGCTCCATAGTCTACTTGTGAATCCAAGAATGAAGCGTTTGCTGCTCCACCGCTTAGTTGCCTATCGCTGTTTCCATACAGTTTAACAAGTTGGTCAATCAAAACAGTTGATGATGAATCATCAAACATTGATGCTGCTTGCATGTCATGTAGTTCTGCTGATGAAGATACAATCTTCATTAGAGAAGTATAGTTTGCTGTTGCATCAACCTTCTTTGCTGCGTCATCTGAACCGTCGTTAGTTACGTCATAATGCTCAAGAGGCATTAGTAGCATCTTGTTCTGTGTTTCAGCATGGTGTTTACCCATGTCTTCACGAATCAATGCTCTCAAGTCGCCTACTCCATCATCAATCTTAGCCATTTCAAGCGCAAGTTCTGAAAACTCAAACATGTGAGCAATCGTTTTTGGGCTTGTGTATAGCGTGGTGTAACTTGGTGCTATTGCTACCAAATCAGTTCCTAGTTTTGCGTTTTCTGCAACTCCACCAATTTTATCAAATCTAGGTGTTGCTCCACCAGATGCGTTTGCACTAGCACCAGTATTTGCAGCCGAAACTGTAAAGGTACTACCTGAACCACCTTCTGGTCTGTCAGTCATTATTCTCCAACCGCTTGAAGTATATGGCCTCTTAGGAAGCATTGCCAATGCGTTAACTTCTTGGTTAAGCATAGACCATACTTTCTTTCCGTATACTAGGTTGTAAAGGCTACTTAGTCCACTAGCAGCAGTTGTTCCTGTTCCTAGTGATTCAGCACCTCCATGTCCTGTGTGTAGTCCTGCAACTGCACCAGCACTCTTCAACAGCGAATTACCGCCTACTCCACTTCTACCACCATAGGTAGATGCTTCCAAATCTTTCATTGTTTTAATATAGTTTGTAGCCATACTTAATTACCTCCTTCATATTGAGCCATAAAGTTGTGAACATCTCCCCAACTCATTTCAGAAACATCTATTTCTGGTACTGCGATGGTTTGAGATTTAACAATTTCATCGTTTCTCTCAATAAGGCTCTTTCTAAGGGTAGCGAACTCCTCTCTTAGTGTTTCAACCTCATTCTTTGCGTCATATTCACTCTTTGCTACTGCATCTTTACGTGCAGTTGTTTCTTCGATGAAGCGAGACTCAAACTGCTTCTTCAAAGAATCGTATGCCATCTTTTCAAGTTGTTCTGCCTTGAACGCTTCATACGCTTTTTCTACGTTTTCCGTAGTTAGGTCTAAAGTAGAGAACTCTTCGTTAGTCCACTCTTTATACAATGGCCCAACTTGTGGTGCTTGTGGTAGTTTCTTTCCTGCCGATTCTTCACCGGCAAGACCTGCTTCCACGAACCCTTCTGGCCCACTTCTTCCCTTTTTCTCACTGTCGAGGTCTTCGTCTTTTTCCATAGACATTGCTTCTTTTTCCTCGTCCATTGCCATTGCTTCTTTCATTTCGTCTTCAGCCTGAGTATCCATGTACTCACCTGCTTCCTTCATGTCATCAGCATCTGACATCTTTTCCTTTTGTAGAGAGTCAACTTGCTTCATCAACTCATTTATCTCTACCAATGTTTTTTCCAATCTATCACTCATGGTATCTTTCTCCTCCTTTAAAATATCGAACTTTGCTTCAGGGTTAATACCCTTTTCGCAAATTGTTACTTCATGGAGTTCTAATTTATCTATTTCGTTATATTCACCTAATTCCTTAGTTGACATTTTCCTCTTAGATAATGCCTGGCCACCTATACTAAATGACCGTAGAGTACCCTTACGAATACCCCTTGAGATTTCTTTTGCTTTTTCTATGTCATCTCTTAACTTAATAACAACATAAAAACCTACATCATCAACATGTGTCTTGTGTAGTACACCGTTTTTATCACGGTATGATTCGATAACTTCACCAACTTGTACATTAGAATGGTTAGACATTACATTTCTGTATTTCTTAACTTCCATATATTTAGTTGCAGCATCTTCTAAAGCACTTAATGTAATCAAATCATTCTGCTTATCCACTACTTCAATAGAAGCATATCCTCCAATGACTAAATCATCAGACTTAAGGATAGAAAAACTACCTTCTGAATCAGAATGTAGCATCATGGCTGCCGACATGAGCAACAGTTATTCACAACTACTATATTAAGTAACTGCTATTATTCTATAATCATGTCTAGTTTTCGGTATTTATCTTCAGATATATCCCATAAACCTTCATCTTCTTTAATGTCTAACATTTCTTGTTTATATCCTGTCCAAACTAACCAAGTATTTTGTTCTTTAACAGGCACTACTCTAAAGTGTAATCTAGTTTCAAACTTATCACCATCTATCTTATATTCGTGATATCCTTCTTTTTGAACACCTAGTTCTATTTTACCTCTATCTACTAAGTTTCCATCACTTACCTTCTTTGCTATTTGTGCGGGATATTTACCAGCCTTACCAAATAGATTGAATATATCTTCTGTATCGTCTAAATTAATATTCCACGCCATCTGTTTATCATTAACGTCAATGATTAAGTCTAAGTTACCATCATCTGTTTTAAGTAATTTAAAGATACCAGTTCTTTTTTCTGTTTCTTTTTTTGATATATGCCCATCATTAAATGTATATTCATTATTATTCTTTTTCTCGAACTCATCAAAATCATTTAACCAATTTTTAAGTTTTATAGCACCAACCTTTGGATTCATATCCCACAAATCATTAGTTAAACTAGGATTTTCTTTCTTCATAAACTCATATATTTCTTTTACTTCGACTCCTTCTTGATTAGGGTCTTTTTCTTTCAACCATTGTTTGATAGTTGCTCTTGCTTCTGAAGTTTTAGTTTTAGTTATTTGAGTCAATTGGTCTTTCCAAGAATCAATATCTACTAATGCATTCTTTTCCATTAGTGAATCTCCTTCAAATCCATAAATAGTAAACCCTTGATAATCTCCTTTCAGTATAATATCGGCAGTCCCATGAATACCATCAGTAATTGTATATTTTTGTAGGGCATCTTGAATATCATAGGCTAATGATTTTCTGCTTTCAGTAGATAGTAATTGTAAAGTTATCAGTTTTTCTGGAGCAGTTACTTCTGGTATTTCAATCACCTTAGCAGAAAATAAACTATATCCTTTACCTTTTCTTTTAACTTCATCTACCTTAACTCGTACAATAGAACCAATATCAACATTCTGTTTTGTGTTCAATGCCTTACCAACAGCCAAGTATGTTTTACCATCTAATTCAGTACCATCATTTTCTCTTGACTCTTCACCAGAAAGAGGGCCAACACCAACAGTATATGAATATAAATTAGATTTAGTTGTCTTTTTATCTAATACTATAACATCTAAATCTACAAACTTCTTCCACTTAACCCACTTAGGATTCTTTTTACTACCAATATAATAAGTGGATTCTATATCCTTAATTACAACACCTTCTGATGTAGGAGAATCCATTATATCTTTAGCATATCTTTTGACTTCTTCTAGTGAATCTGCTATCCTAGTGTTTTTCTTATTTGGAAAATACAATTCATCAGATGACTGTTGAGAGTATTGATAAAATAATATATTAATTCTCTCACCCAACGGGTCATCACAGATATTTTTATCTTCATGGTGCATTATATCAAAAACTTTAGCCTTCAATTCTGCATCTTTATATTTATCTTTGAATAAGTGAGCAATAGTGTCTGCTCTATGTAAAGGCTCATCTTTGTCATACAATATTAGTTCTGCATCTAATATGCAATCACCTAATTGTTTAGCCTTCATTCTTTCTACTACCTTTTTACATTTGTTAGTAATATCTTTCTCGTTATATGTGTATATCTTAACATTATTATCCATCTTATGTATTTGTATTCTAATACCATCAAACTTTTCTTGGACAACAAACTCTCCACTAAATCCTTTTAATTCATTCATATCATTTATTTCAAATATTCTGTACATCGGTTTATTAGGAATTATAAAATTAATTTCTGCTTTTTCTTCATCACTTTTTTTTAGGTCTAATTGAATTAACTTATTCCAATTATCCATATCATTTTCTTCAAGATAAACTTCCTTTAGTAATTCTAAAGCAGCCTTAAACTTAGGTTTAACCCTATCAGTTTCAACATCATCACCATAATGTTCAATGATATACAAAGGAATATCATCAACTGCTAAATCTAGTCCCAATGCTCCTTCTGTTATAGTATCTGGAGAGTATCCATTTTCTATCCATGACTTTTCTCCAATAGAATGAGCATGTGAACGCAATGCATAATGAATAAACATAGCGTATAATTCTGGAGTCTTAGTTAAGTTTTCAATAACTCTATCTCCCATCTGTGTAGCAAACGGGTCATTTATTTCTAAAGAATTAAATCTAAGATTTTTGATTTGGTCAAAAAGTTGTTTTGCTTGATGCGATTCTGCATTCTTAACTTCTTTAGAAAATACAATATCTTCTTGCAAATATTTTTTTAACTCTCTAGAAAAATCATTCAATCCGTCAAAATCACTTCTTATTCTATCAACAGATTTACTCCAATTATTTCCATAAGTTTTTACATCTTCTCTAGCAGATAAATAATTATATCTAGTATCTTCAAAAAAATCTAGCACTCGCTTTGTGAGAGCATTCTTTTTCTTTTCAAAGACACCGGAAAGAGGCAACTCTATCCCTCTATTTCATCTCTAATCTTTGTTTTCTCTTCATCACTACCTTTAGCATCAGAAACTTTAGTTGCTTTAGGTCGGCTCAATTTAACTTCTTCTCCTGTTAAATCTTCTTGATTAAAATCATCATAGTTTTCGTAACAAATTACTTTTGTCGTGTCGCTACTACTGGCTGCGCTTTTTCCACTAGTTGATGAAAGCTTTCTGTTTACTCCACGCATACCCTTCCCATTTACACTACCTAAAAAATCATTGCTTT